AACTGATATGTTGACATTGTACGAGCAAAAGTATAAAACTGAACTACAAAAGTTTGCAGCGATGCAAATTGGAAGAAGAAGACGAGACGATTACACGGATGGTACAATAAGAATTCCAATCGAGTCACCGCCTCAGTAATTAGGAGATTAAATTATGGCAATAACATCGGCAATATGTAACAGTTTTAAAACAGAAGTTTTACAAGCTTTACATAATTTTACAGCATCGTCTGGAAACTCATTTAAACTAGCTTTATACACAAGCTCTGCAACTTTAAATAAATCAACAACAGCTTACAGTACATCAAACGAAATTGCTAACACATCAGGATCTGCTTACACAGCTGGTGGAAAAGCACTTACAAGTGTAACTCCTGCTTTATCTACAGACACTGCGTGTTGTGACTTTGCAGACATAAGTTTTACTTCTGCTTCATTTACAGCTAATGGTTGTTTAATATATAACGATACAAATGCTGATAGAGCAGTTTGTGCAATCGCATTTGGTTCAGACAAAACTGTAACAAGCGGAACTTTTACAATTCAATTTCCAACAGCTGACGCATCTAACGCAATAATTCGTATAGCATAGGGAGGCAATCCTTATGGCCAATTCTTGGAATGAATCAGGCACAACCTGGGGAACAAATCGTTGGGGAACAACCAACGAAATTACTCAAGGATGGGGTGCAGACGCCTGGGGAACAGGTGGTTCATGGGGTCAAGCTACTGACGAAGTAGTTTCTTTAACAGGTTTATCATTAACATCATCACTAGGAACTCTTATATCTGGCGCTCAACAAGGTTGGGGTAGATCTGAATGGGGTGAAGAACCGTGGAGTGATAGTGATAATCCTGTTGTTACACTTACAGGTTTTGGATTAACTTCTACTCTTGGAACTCCTGTTATCACTACAGAAATAAATACAGGTTGGGGACAAGACGGTTGGGGAGTTGAAAATTGGGGTCAATCTGGACAAACAGTTTTATTAACCGGTGTTGAAGCAACTACCGGTATTGGAGAAGATGTTAGTTGGGGTAAACAAACATGGGGATCTGCAACAACTGGTTGGGGTGGAGAATATTATTTAACACCAGCAGATGTTATGGGCTTAACTGGATTGTCTGCAACATCAACTGTTGGCTCACCAACAGCTATTTCAGATGTTACACTAACTCCAACAGGACAAACTGCAACTTCTGCAGTTGGATCTTTAGATCCTTCAGATCAAACCATGGGCTTAACTGGATTAAGTTCAACTTCTTCCGTAGGTGCAATTACACCAGCAGATGTTATGGGATTAACAGGAATTTCTGCAACAGTATCATTAGGCACTATTGAAACTTCTACAAATCCTATTGTTGATGTAACGGGTCTTTCTATGACATCATCTGTAGGTTCTTTAGCACCAGCAGACGTCATGGGATTAACAGGAGTTTCTGCAACTTCGGCAGTTGGTTCAATACTACCAGCAGACGTTATGGGATTGACAGGCGTTTCAGCAACTGTTAGTGTAGGTAATGTAGCACCTATTGGTTATGAACGAATAACATGTGATCAAAGTGGTAATTATAGCTCAGTTACAACTACACAAAGTGGTAATTATACTCGTGTTGTACTGGGAGAATAATTTAATATATTATTGACAATGAGTTTAAAACAAATTAAAAAAAGATACTAATTAGGAGTACAAAATTATGGCATCAACTTATACAGCTCTCGGTGTAGAACTAATGGCAACTGGTGAAAACGCCGGTACATGGGGAACAAAAACTAACACCAACTTAAACATAATCGAACAAATTTCAGGTGGTTTTTCTGCACAATCTATAGCAGGTGGAGCACAAACTACAGCTCTTTCAGTTTCTGATGGATCAACTGGAGCAGTAATGTCTCACAGAATGATTGAGTTTACAGGTTCTATTACTGGAAACCAAATCGTAACAATTCCTCTAGATGCGCAAACATTTTATTTTTTAAGAAATTCAACATCAGGTGCTTACACAGTACAATTTAAATATGCTTCTGGTTCAGGAGATACATTTACTTTTGCCGCAACAGATAAAGGTGATCAAGTAGTATTTGCTACTGCAAATGATGGAACTAACCCTGACATATATACTATGGCTTTTGGTGACGGTGATGTAACTCTTACTGGAACACAAACTTTAACAAACAAAACTTTAACAGCTCCTAAAATTGGAACTTCAATTTTAGATACTAACGGAAATGAATTAGCTTTATTAACAGCTACAGGTTCTGCAATTAATGAAGTTACATTAGCAAACGCAGCGGCTGGAAACAGTCCAAGTTTAGCAGCAACTGGTGGCGATACTAACATTGGCTTAGAACTAAAAACAAAAGGTTCTGGTGTAATTAAAGCAGAAGATAGTGGTGGAAATGTATCAGCAGTTCAAATTGCTGGTAAAGAAACTATGTGGATACCTGCTACAGCAATGTATGGACCAACTACTAATCCTGCAGACGCAGCACAAGTAGAAACAACAGCTACAAGACCCGATTTAAAAGTATTTGACTTTGATGCTAGTACAAAACAATATACACAATTTACAGTAGCTATGCCTAAATCATGGAACGAAGGAACAATAACTTATCAAACTTATTGGTCTCCAAGCACAACTAATACTGGTAATGCTATTTTTGGTTTGCAAGCAGTTGCATGTGCAGATAATGATACTATTGATGTTGCATATGGAACAGCAATAAATATTACAGATGCTGGTATTGGAACAGTTGAAGATCAACAAATCACGGGTGAAAGTAGTGCAGTAACAGTTGCGGGTTCTCCTGCAGCAGGTGAGCAAACATACTTTCAATTTTTTAGAGATGCAGCAGACGGTAGTGATACTTTTACCGGAGAATGTAGAGTTCTAGGTATCAAATTATTCTTTACTACTGACGCGGCTAACGATCTGTAAGGAGTAAAATATGAGAAAAATAGATCTACCTTTAGTATTCGAAGGTAAAGGAAATAAAAATAAAAAATCCAGTAAAGGTAAAATGTTCGGTTATCAAGTTTTAGGATTTGGTTCTGGAGGATCAGCATTACCTATTACATTGCAATTTTTAGTAATTGCTGGTGGTGGAGCTGGTGCCGGTGGAACTAACGACACTGCAGGTGGTGGTGGCGGTGGAGCCGGTGGTTATATTAATTCATTTGCATCAGAAAATTCGGGAGCAACCTCAACAACTGCAAGCACCGTTGAGTTAGTTAAAAATGAAGTATACACGATCACTGTTGGTGGCGGTGGTGCAGGTGGAAATGCTGGAGGAAGTAGTGACAATAGAGGTGGCGATTCAAAAATTGCTGGATGTGGAGTTTGTATTACATCAACTGGTGGTGGTCGAGGTGGACCAAATAATTCAGCAGGAGCTGCTGGTGGATCTGGAGGTGGCGGAGGTCACGGTACAGGTAACACAGAAGCAGGATCAGGTACGGCCAATCAAGGAACAAATGGAAAAGGTGGTGGAGAAGGCGGTGGCGGCGGTGGAGCCGGCGTTGCAGCAGGTACTAACAACTCAGGTGGTTGTGGTCTATCTTCTTCTATTACAGGTTCAGCTGTTGCCAGAGGCGGCGGTGCTTCTCAAAAAGGTGGTTGTGGAACACCCGCACCTGGAACAGGTGGCGGTGGAACAGGATCAGGAAATTTTGCAACTGCTACAGATGGAGCAGCTAACACTGGTGGTGGCGGTGGTGGAGCCGGCGGAAACGCTGATAGAACCGGAGCCAATGGTGGAAAAGGTGTTGTTATTTTAAGAATACCTACTGGATGTTATTCAAGTACAACAACAGGTTCTCCTTCAGTTACAACAGATGGAACAGATACAGTTATAGTATTTAATAGTTCAGGGAGTTACACAGCGTAATGGCTTATTTTGCAAAATTAGATGAAAACAATAAAGTTTTAAAAGTTGAATCTGTACATGACAATGAATGTAAAGATGAAAACGGTGTAGAACAAGAATCAAAAGGTCAAGAATTTTTAAGAACTTTATACAAAGAACCTACTGCTGTTTGGAAACAAACTTCATATAACACAGAGGGCGGCGTACATAAATTAGGTGGAACCCCTTTTAGAAAAAACTATGCTGGATCTGGTTCCGTTTACGATGAAGCAAATGATGCTTTTTATAAAGAACATATGGAAGCTAACGATGGGACTATTTATACTAAGTGGGTTTTAAATCAAACTACATTTATGTGGGAACCACCTGTTGCTTATCCAGAAACTTTTGATGATGGAAAGCAAAGAGATGATGGAACTCCTATTAGAGACCACTATGACTGGAACGATTCTACAGGTGCGTGGGAAAAACCATAATTAATTTATTGATATAAATCAAAGTAAGTGCTATATTTCTGTGCAGAAATACAGAAATGATTAAAGTTATAGATAATATTATAGCAAAGAAAGAACAAGAAAATATAAAAAACCTAATGTTAGGTAAACATTTTCCTTGGTATTATCTTAATGATGTTTCTTTAAAAGATAACCCTGACGAAAGAAAACCAGGACTAGCACATCATTTTATATTTAATGGTCAACCAAGTGATTATTTAAAACACATTAACAACTTACTTATAAAAACAGCTAAAAAACTTAAATTAAAAGAAATAAATATTCTTCAATCTAGAGGTTTTTTACAGTTTCCTTTATCCAACAACATAGTTAAAGATAAATATATTGACTCACCACATTTAGATCTGGTTGAAAAACATTTAGTATTCCTGTATTATGTAAATAACAGTGACGGTGACACCATTGTTTATAAAGATAAAAATTTAAAAATAAAAAAACGAGTAAAACCTAAACAAGGACGTATGTTAATTTTTAGTGGTGATCATTGGCACAGTGGTAGTCAACCAACAAAAGACGTTCGTTGTATTATAAACTCTAACGTAAGAATGTAACATGTTATTTCCTTCGCTATGTATTGATAATTTTTTTCAAAACCCAGATAAGGTGGTAGATTACGCTAAAACATTTAAATACACACCTTCTAAAACAGGTAAGTGGCCAGGAAAAAGAACTGAATCATTGCATTTAATTGCTCCTCAAATACACAGACATGTAGGAAGAAAAGTTTTAGCTACTTTGTTTCCTAATAATTATACTAAAATAACTTACAATTTAGGTGACTTATACTTTCAAAAAATTTCTTCTGAATTTTGTAATACCGGTTGGATCCATGTAGATGATCCTGCAGAGTTAACTATAATTATATATCTATCTAAACATAAAAAATGTGGAACATCTATATTTGATTATGTAAAAGCATTTCCAACTAATGATGAGTCTTCTAAAAAGAAATTTAATATTTTTTTAGAAAAAAAATTTAAAGAAGAAAAAGACGCGGTAACAGAAAACAATATTGATTTTGAAGAAACAGTTCATTTTAATTCTAAATATAATAGAGCTGTATTTTTTGATAGTTCTCAATGGCATGCAGCTCAACAGTTTGCTGAAAAAAATATAAAAGAAGATCGACTTACATTAGTTGGTTTTTATTATGGTATTAATTTTACTAAATTTCCTGTATCGGAGAACAACAGAATATGAAACAATTTCCTAAAAATCTTAAAAGAGAAAACTATTTTACTACACCTATTTGGTCAGCTTATGAACCACAGTTTGTAAAAGAATTAAATAAAGCTTCTGATCCATATATTAAAGCATCTAAAAAAAGAATAGCTGCTGATATTAAATTAAGAAATAAAACTTATGGAGATAAAGGAGACAAAGGATTTGTTTATCATTCAACTACTTTGACAGGCGATCCTAAATTTAACAAACTATCTAGATACATAGTTGATACAGCAAGTAATCTTTTAAAAGAAATGGGACATAATTTAAACGACCATGTTGTTTTTATAACAGAGTTGTGGGTGCAAGAATTTCCTAAAGATGGTTGTGGACATCATTCAGCTCACTCACATTGGAACGGACATATTTCTGGTTTTTATTTTTTAAAATCAGGAGAGACAACAAGTAGACCAGTCTTTCATGATCCAAGACCAGGAAAAACAATGATAGGTTTACCTGAAACTAAAAAAGAAAACATAACTTATGCCTCTCAAGAAGTTTCTTATAATACTAAACCAGGAACTATGATTTTTTTTCCATCTTATTTAACTCACGAGTACCCACCTGATATAGGTTATGATACTTTTAGATTTATACATTGGAATTGCCAAGCTATTTCTAAAGGGGCTCTTGAAAATTACAGAAAGGGTTGGATAGATTATTCCGATTAAATGATGAATTTAACTGACATGAACGTAGATGTTTTAAACTGGGGACCTTGTGTAGCAAAATTAAAAATTGATGATAAGTTTCACAGTAAACTTTTATCTGAAGCAAAAGCTTCGCGTAAAAAAGAAAATTTATTTCAAAAACAATTAGCAGGAATTATTAAAAAAGAATATGCTTTTAGAAATCCAAATATATTTATTCCAGAAATTTCTAGATACCTTCAACTATACGATCAAACAAAAAGACATTGGAGTAATGTGTTAGTACATAGACATGCTAAACCTTCAAAATACAGTTTACAAAGTTTATGGGTAAACTATCAAGGACCTAATGAGTTTAATCCACCACACGATCATTCAGACACCTTAAGTTTTATAATTTATTTAGATGTTCCTAAAAAATTAAAAGAAGAACAAAAAAAATATGTAGGTTCTTCTGCAGGACCTGGAGGTATTTCTTTTTTATATGGAGAAGGAGACCGTCAATCAATAACTCAGTTTTCTGTTTTACCTGAAACAAAAGATATGTGGATTTTTCCATCTTGGTTAAAACACTATGTGTATCCATTTACTTCAAAAGTAGAACGTGTATCTGTTTCTGGAAATATAACAGACAATGTAAGTTTACATGCACTTCAACAAGGAGCTACTATTCATGAATATAAAAAAAATAAAATATAAAGTTATTGATAATTTTTTATCTAAAAAAGAACACAACGAAATATTAAAGATGTGTAACTCTAATATGTTTCCTTGGTATTTACAGCCAGACAATAGTACAACTCAAATTAAAACTACTAACATCATGAAAAAAATTTTTAAAAATATAAAAGAAAGCACTCAATTTACTCATTTGTTTTATTCTATGAAAGACTTAGGACAGGGTTCTAATAAAATAAACTCTCCTCATTTTCCTATTATTGAAACGTTTTGTAAACGTTTTATTAAAAAATACAAAATTAAAAAACTAGATATATTTAGAGCTAAAGCAAATGTGCAACTTCAAGTATCAAGTTATAAAAAAAATAACCACAATACTCCACACAAAGATTTTGAAGAACCTTATGTAGACCATAATGTTTTACTTTATTACGTAAATGACAGTGATGGTGACACTCATTTTTTTAAGGAAAATAAAATAGTTAAAAGTGTTTCTCCTAAAGCAAATAGATTAGTAGTGTTTGATGGCAACATATTACACACAGGATGCCATCCTTGTAAAGCACACACTAGAATAGTTATAAATATAGATTGTATCTGGTAAAATGTTATTAAAGAATAAAATAAAGTTTGAAAAACCTTTTGATTTTAACACCGTATCCCATATTTTAGATACGGGACATTATCCTTCTTCTCATTCTAGTCAATGGATAACTGACTATGCTTTAAATTCTGTGTTCCAAATTAAAAAAGTACATACTTATCCAATGCTTGAACATGTATTTCAATATTGTGAAAGTAATTTTAATAACACTAATATACCCGCAGACTTAGATTTGTTTTATTGCATGCAATCTGGTGTAAAAAGTAATATTCACAGAGACACTTACGACGTATATATTTTAGGGGCTTTTGGTAGGACTTTATATAAAATAGAAGATAAAGAATATATAGTAGAACCAGGCAATATTTTGCATATACCCAAAGGACATCTACATGTAGCCATTGGTTTAGATCCTAGAATAATTATATCTTATGGCCTAGGTAGTGTTTGATATCTGATTTATAGTGTAATATACTTTCTTTTTTAAAAACAGGATTTTATATGTTACAAAAACTAGGGTTTTTACCAGGATTCAACAAACAAGTTACATCAACAGGAGCCGAGTCGCAATGGACAGGTGGTGAAAATGTACGTTTTAGATATGGTACACCTGAAAAAATAGGTGGTTGGTCTCAATTAGGAGACAGTAAATTAACTGGTGCAGCTAGAGGTTTGCACCACATGGTTAATAAAGAAGGTATTAAATACTCTCTTATTGGCACTAATAGAATTTTATATGCTTACACAGGAGATGTGTACTATGATATACATCCTTTAGTTAATCCATCCGGCACAGCTATTACAAATGCTTTTAGTACAACTAACGGACAGCCAACAGTAACAATTACTTTTAGTTCTGCACACAATTTTGAAACAGGCGATATTATATTATTTGGTGACGTTTCTACTTTTTCAGCTATTACAGGTTCTAATTTTGGATCTTCTGATTTTTGTGATAAAAAATTTATGATAACAAGTGTCCCAACTACAACTACTCTTACCATTACAATGGATAGTAATGAAGGAGGAGCTGGAGCAACTACCTCTGGAGGCATAACTTTTTTTCAATACTATCATGTAGGACCACCTGATCAAGTTGGAGTTTTTGGTTATGGTATATCTCAGTGGGGTGGTACAACTACAAACCCACAGACTACTACATTAAATGGTGGACTAAACAATGACGCATTTGGAACAAGTGGATCAGGCACTACAATTAATGTAGCAAGCACCACGGGTTTTCCAAGTTCAGGAACAAATTTTATACAAGTTGGTACTGAAGAAATATCTTACACAGGAATAACTTCTACTAGCTTTACAGGAATTACGAGAGCTGTTAGAGGAACAACCAGAGCTGCTCACAGCACTGGTGCAACTGTTACTAATCATAGTGGTTTTTCTGGATGGGGTTCAGCAGCGTCTACTACTGACAAAGTTGCGGAACCTGGTATGTGGTCCATAGATAATTTAGGTAGCACAGCTATTTGTTTAATATTTAACGGAGAATGTTTTCAATGGAATTCAGATCTTGCTAATGCTGTAACAACAAGAGCTACAATTATTTCGGGTGCACCAACGGCGTCTAGAGATATGCTAGTATCTACTCCCGATCGTCACTTAGTGTTTTTTGGAACAGAAACAACTATTGGTGATAAGGCAACACAAGACGATATGTTTATAAGATTTTCATCTCAAGAAAATATTAATGATTATACACCTACGGCTGAGAATAGTGCCGGTACACAAAGACTGGCCGCCGGATCACGGATCATGGGAGCTAAACTTGGTAGAAATGCATTATATGTTTGGACCGATACAGCTTTATTTACTATGCGTTTTGTTGGAACTCCTTTTACGTTTGCCTTTGAACAAGTAGGAACTAACTGTGGATTGATAGGTAAGAATGCAGCTGTTGAAGTTGATGGTGCTGCTTATTGGATGTCTGATAATGGTTTCTTTAGATACACTGGTAAACTAGAATCTATGGACTGTTTGGTTGAAGACTATGTTTATGACAATTTAAACACAACATCTAATCAAATGGTTTATGCAGGTATTAATAACTTGTTTGGTGAAGTCACATGGTTTTATCCAGAATCTAATTCTAATGTAAACACACAATCAGTTACATATAGTTATCTAGATTCAACTGCTAAAAGACCTATATGGTTTGTAAATGCAAGTCCTTTGTTTATTAGAACTGCATGGCAAGATTCTGCGGTATTTGGATTACCTCATGCAACTCAATACGATGCAGGCACAGATACATCTTTTGATGTTACTGGAAACACGGAAGGAGTTTCATATTACTATGAACATGAAACTGGAGTCAATCAAATAAGACTTGGAGTAACTACAGCAATTCCAGCAAACATTACATCTGGTGATTATGACATCACACAAAAAGTAATAAGAGGAGCAGCAACTAACATGGCTGACCTTAGAGGTGATGGAGAAAATATTATGAGAGTTAGTAGAATTATACCTGATTTTATATCTCAACAAGGAAACTCTATTATACAATTAGATTTAAGAAACTACCCTAATGATACAGCCGCTAGCTCATCGTTAGGTCCATTTACTGTAACATCTACAACAGATAAAGTAGACACACGTGCTAGAGGTAGAGCTATAGCTCTTACAATATCCAACACTGCAGTAGATACTAG